TACTCATAAATGCGTTGAGTGTAAGAAAGAGACTGATATTGTTAAGAAAAAAAACATAATAAGCCCTTTGATAAAAGTTAATTGTACAGGGTTTGTTGGAAAGATAGAAAAATAATGGGTCTAAACATTAGTGTTTATAAAATAAATAATCACGATAGAGATGAGCATGGAAACCTTGTTGATAGACCTATTGAATATGAAGAGTGGGATTCACTAAGACATGGATTGGATAGAATATTCGTACCAATTCCTATAAAGTGGGATTATCTATATTATGCAGAAAGTATGTATCAGTCAGATGTTTATTATCAAAGACCAAACGATATAGACGAGGTTCTTGAGATGTTTAAAAATTCAGAGAATAGAGACAGGTATATTGATATTCTTAAAAAAATGAAAACTGATAAAACTTTATGGTTTTATTTTGGTTATTAACAGAAAAGGAGTTTAGTATGTTTAATAGAAGAGGTAAGTTTAGTGTATCTAAAGAGATGATTGATATTATTGTTAATAAAAAATACAGAAACATTTTAATGGACTTCATTATAGTTAAGGCAGAATTTGATTTTATTGAAGGTAAATTCAACTATTCAGCTTATTCGATGCTATTTGATGAGCTTGAAGAAGGAGATGAGATTCCTGAGTATATGATAATTTCAGATAAAGAAAAAATAAGAGCAGAAAGGATAGTGTAGTATGAAAGTATTCGGTAAAAGGTTATTTATTAGAGAGTTAGAGGAAGAAGAAATCAAGATTGGCCTACTTGTAATGAAAGAGTCGGATATATCAAAAGAGTACATTTCCTGTGAAGTACTAGCCATCGGTGATGAATGTGTGTTAGAACTTAAAGCAGGCGACACTGTACTAGTCAAGTTAGGTAAATCTGGTACACTGATACAGAACAAAGATTATATTATTGAAGATGAAGATGTTTTAGGAGTAAAAGATGGAAGTTAAAATATCTAGTTACGATATGGTTAACGCTGGTGGGTTAAATCTAAATAACCTACTTAGAGAAAAAGGTATTGATCCTTCTAAGAGTTTTTCTAGTAGGAACGATAGAGAATCAGGAACAACAATCTTTAAACAAGCAGATTGTGATATGTTAAAAAAAGAAGGAGAAGAAAATGCAAAAGTCATTAATTAAAAAAGGAATAGTTGGAAACGAATATATTGTGGAGCTTAGTACAGATTTTACAGACCTTAATCCAAAACATCTTATCGAAGAGTTTTTGATGGAATGTGGATTAGATGTTTCAAAACCATACATTAGATATAGAAACGCTATGCAATTTAAAGAGGTTTATTATCAAACTAAAGAGCTTGCTGTAAATGCTAAGGAAAGTAAGGCTAAAGTTGAGGTTTCTGAGCCTAAAGAGGTAGTAGAATACGTTATTGAGCCAGAAATACCAGTAGTAGAGCAATCAGAGGCGTTAGATGCTATAAATGACGTTCTTGATGGGAATGTCGAGCTTACTGAAGAAGAAAAGGCTGAATTTAGTGAAGATGAGGACTTAGATGTTCCACCTGAAGAAACTGTTGAACTAAAACCAGTTGTTAAAAAAAATAAAGGTGGTAGACCAAAGAAGGTTGTCGCTAAAGAGGAAATGATCTAAATGCCAGTTAAAGAAAAAATTTGGGATAAGCTTTACTGGAACGCTTTGATTATCTTACAGAAACCTGAGCATAGAGAAAAGCTTAAGGATGTAGCAAAAGCTTCTGGTCTTAGTAGAGCTAAATTTATAGGCAAGTTGATTGCAGAGGCTATTGAAGTAGATGTTATCTAATGAAGATTATGATGAAGCGATTGTCGTTGAAAATGTTAAGGCTGTACATAGGACTAACAAGAAGACTGTTCTTAAAACCATTAAGCCGTTCAGAGATAAAGCACCTGTCGCAGAGCCAAGAGTTGTTGAAAGCGATTTACAAGAACAATTAAGCATGAAAGCTATCAAGAGCGAGGAACGTAAACTTGCTCATGTAGCGTTAAAGAATAAGCTTGCACCACCAAGGAAAGTTTGTAGGAAATGTTGGGGTGAAGGTGAAGATAAACATGGAGAGACTTGTAAGGTTTGTATAGGTGAAGGATTTGTTGATGTAGAGCCTGATATGAGGGCTGTTGAGCTTGTGCTTAAGCCTGAGTTTCCTAAAACTAATGTAAACCTCAGTCTAAACGTTAATGATATGACACCTGACCAACTTATTGATATGCTTGATAATCTTAAGCCTATTAAATAATGGTTGATATTAGGCCAATAACTACAGGAATCAAGAATAAAGATTCTTATAGGAACTGGAAGTCTAGAGTTCCTACTTCAGATAGAAAATTATACGTTAAAATCCAAAAAGCTATTGATGAAGCAGAAGCTAGTCTAGGTAAGCTTACAGAAGACCAGCTTAGACTTACCGCAGAAGCTATTCTTAGGCTTAGGAATGAACAGTTAAAGTTAATATATAAATATGACTTTGAGAGATTTGTTAATGAAATATTTACAGGTGTAGACGATTCTAGTTTACAAGATTTCTGTGATACTCCTGATTTCCATATAGAGTTATATAACGCTTACGAGGAACACGATAGAGTTTGTGGTGTATGCCCTCGTGGACATGGGAAGTCTTCTACAGCAAGGATTTGGATACTTCATAAGATTCTATACAATAAGTGTAGGTACGTTGTAATGATAGGTTCTTCCGAGGATATGGCAGGTCAAAACCTTCGTTGGATAAGAGACCAACTTGTGGAAAACTCTAAAATTATCGATATATACGGTAGTTTATACAATAAAGCTAAATGGGCTGAGACTGAGTTTATTACTAGTACGAAGATTAAGATGGTGGCTAAAGGTGCTGGTCAGAAAATTCGTGGTATGAATGAAAAAGGTAGACCTGATATAGTTTATATAGATGATTTAGAAGATGACGAGATGGTTACTACCAAAGAACGAAGAGATAAGGTTTCTCTTTGGTTTAGACAGGCAGTACTTCCAATTATTAGTCAGAAAGCTAAGATAATATACACAGGAACTATCCTTGATGGTGATAGTTTGCTTAAGAACGTTTCAAAGAATCTAATAAAAGACCATATCAAGTGGAAAGTTCTATTCTATCAGGCAGTAAATGTCGATAGTAATGGGAAAATGTACGCTTTATGGGAAGAAAGAAAACCTCTTGAAATACTTCTTATAATCAAGCAGGACGACCCTGAAACTTTCGCTAAAGAGTATCAGAATGACCCTAGAGCAGGTGGTTTGGCTGTATTCCAGAAACAATGGTATAACCACTATGACGAACGTTCGCTAATAGAGTTTAGGGGTGAATATACTATGAACGCTAATAAGCTTAGTGTAATGTGTCATACTGACTTCGCTTTATCTGAAAAGAAATCTTCTGATTTTAGCGTAATTATGATTACTGGTATGGATGAGAAAACCAACTTATATGTATTGGATTATCTAAGATGGCGAACTGCAGACCCATACGATATGTTAAATAAAATGTTTATAATGTGCCAAAAATGGAATACTGACGTTGCAACTATGGAAGTTGTAGCTTTCCAGACAGTATTATCTAGAATGTTTGATTATGAGATGGATAGACGTAATATAATAATTAGTATAATAGAACTTACTAGGCCAGCTTCTACTAAGCTTAAAAGGATAAAATCGTTAGCATCTCCTATACAAAAAGGGCTAGTTTACTGGTTACATGAACATTCTGATATAGAAGATGAACTTAACGCTGTTACTGCTCTAAAAACAGGTTCTTATGATGATTGTATAGATTGTTTGGCTGATGCTTGGGAGATTCAAGTAGAGCATGTACAAGATACAAAGAGTGACGAAGCTCCTATAAATACTTACGAGTGGATGATTGAGAATGACTTATTACCAACTTATGAAGATGAAATGTGTTAAAGAATTTGACTGATAAACTATAAATGGACTAACATTTTAGTATAACCAAAAGGAGAATACTCATGGCTAAGAAGCAAAAAACAACTAATAAAGAGATAGAGAATCCTAATATTGCTGGTAGCAAAGGTGTTGATGCACTAGCTATTGATAAGGTTACTGGACTGTTTGAGTCTTATAAGAAAATGAGACAATTTGAGCAAGGTGGTAGAACTATAATTATCACTGATAAGTGGAATGAGAGATATAGATTATATAACTGTATCCGTAATGAAAGAGACCATAACTATAAAACTGGTATTGCTAAAGTGTTTGCTCCTATTGCTAGAAAACAGATAAATGTTATAGATTCAGAGATTTCAAACGCTCTTTTTTCTAGAGAAGACTATTTCAAAGTTAAACCTACCGAGGAAACTGAGGAAAGAAGTCTAAAAGATTCACATATAGCTTACAAAGTTATTAAAAAACATTCAGATCAAGAGGATTATGTTTCAAACTTCGATATTTCAGCTAAACAGTGTGCTATTTATGGTACTACTTGTGGTGAAGTTACTTGGCATGAGGAAAAATATACAGTTAAGCGTAAGAGAATTAATACTAAGCCTTTACTTGATGAGAAATCAGGCGAACCTATGTTTATGGCAAAAGGCGATAAGCAAGTTCCTTTACTTCAAAAAGAAATAGTTGTTGTTGATGAAAAAGTTCATATACAGAGACCAACTATTAAAGCTAGGGATATTTTTAGGTTATATTTTAACCATTTATCAAATAACCCAATAGATGAAGATATAGTTTATCGTGATAGTATTTCTGCTCAAAGATTACTAGAAATGGCTGATTTAGGTGCTTATTCAAAGCGAGCAGTAAATAGATTAGTTAAAATGTCACCGGGAAAAAATAGTCGTGATGTTGATGATGGTAACGAGAATGGTAAGTCTTTTTATGATGAAGTTAGTCAAAGTAACGCTTCTGATAAGATAAACGCTAAATATGAAGTTCTTAGATTTCAAGGTTTGTTTACTACTAGTGATCCTGAGACAGGATTAAAGAAACAAGAACAATATTGGATTGATGTTGGAGAAAGAAGCGTTGTTCTTAGAGTTATAAAGAATCCTCTATGGTCTAAAGAAAAAACATTTAGAATTTGTGAATATGACACAATGTATGGTGAAAGCTATGTTGATGGTGTTATCGATGATGGTACTGCTAGCATCCAATATGAGGTTAACGATAAAGAAAACCAATCTCTTGATGCTGTGAGTTTTAACTTAAACGCTCCTTGGCTTAAGTCTAGACGTTCTAAGATTAAGAGTTCAGAGATTAATGTTGCTAGAAAACGTGCTAACTATGTTATTGAAACAAATGATATGGAAGGTCTTAAAAAGACTAGTGAAAAGGTTGATGTTGGACATATAAGCAACGAGATAACTAGGTTAATAAACTATTCTGATAGTGCTACTGGTGCAACGAATGTACTTTCTGGACAACCAACAGGAACTAGTGCAGATAGGTCTGGTAAGTCTCTTGGAATACTAGCTCAAGGTGGTAAATCTCAGTTCAGTAAATTTATAAGAAAATATGAACGTAAGTTTATGTCGCCATTGTTAAGCTTGGCTTGGGATATGAATTATCAGTTTTCTGATGAGCGTATAACTATCACTGAGGAAATCGTTGGAGCAGATGAAAAGAAAGAAAATGTTATTTCTCAAATGTCTGTTGCTGAAGTAGTTTCAGATTTATTTATAAGCGTTACGGCTGGTTCTGAATACCTTAAAAATAAAGAAATGGTTAATTCCATACTTCAGTTCATATCCATAACAAACGTTCGTGAAGAATGGGCTATGTCGCTAGATTCAACGCCTATGCTTACAGAGATAGCAAGGTCTATGCCTTATGATATGAGTGCTTATGTTAATCCTGATAGTGCTATGGCTAAACTGTTAGGCCAGAACAGAGAAATACAACAGTTACTACAGCAATATCAAGGTGCTTTAAAATCTCAGAACGATGAAGCTACAAGGCTTCAGAATGAGCTTAAGCAAACAGATAGGTCTAATATGGCTAACCCTAGCCCTGTAGACAAAATTCAGAGTGCTACTAGTAAATAGAAGGAGTTAAAAATGGTAAATGGAGTTGAGGATAAGGAGTTTTTGGAAGTAGAAGATATTCTTAAGGAGATGGAGGAATCTGATCCTGAAGATATTAAGATAATTACCGAATCGCAAGAAGTTAGACAAACAATCAATACTGAAGGTTGGACAATCCTTAAAAAAGAAATAGATTTAGAGGTCGAAAGATTGACTGAAAAAATTTCTTTGACATCAAATATGGAGGAATGTTACGGTTGTAGTAAGTCCAAATCGGGCTTGGAATTTGTTTTTACCGTTATAGGAAACATTCTCGCAGATGGTAGTGATGCTGTTAAGCGAGTACAGGAGTTAAGTTAGTGGAGTCATATCCATCGAGGTCGCTATCCTCGTTAAACAAGCGTAAATAGGAGGAAAATATGGCAGGACAAGTAGAAAAATTAGAACAGGTTATGGATAGTATGTTTAGTTCAGAAGAACAAAAACCAGATGTTAAGGCTAAAAAGCCAGATGTAAAACAACAAGAATCAGGAACTCATCAACCTGAACCTGGGGCTCAAGATGATAAAAATGTTGAGTTTCGTATTAAGAAACACCGAGAAGAAAGAGATGAAGCTAGGAATCAAAACCAGCTTCTTCGGGAACAACTAGCTAAAGCTACTGGGGTTATCGAGACTACTAGTAAGTTTTATTCAGCAGATAATCCTGAAGTTGACCCTACTGAAGATATGACAGAGACCGAAAAAATGTTATACAGTCAGAACCTACAGTTAAAAGAGGAGCTAAAGGGGCTTACAGACGATTTCAAAGGTGTGAAAAATAATGCGATAAGTAATGAGTTCAAAAGTCGTGAAGATGTTTTTTGGAAGAATGTAGATGGCGTTGTCAATACACCAGAAAAGAAAGCTGAAGCGAAAGAACTTATTAAAGGTTATCTGAAAGACAGACCTTTGATTGTTGACGATGTTATAACTGGTAAGATTAGCTTAAAAGATGTCTTTGAAGCTTCTACTATCGGTACTGATATGGCTATTGTTAATAATGCGAAACAGGATGGATCAAAGTTTTTTGGAAAAGGTACAGAGGAAACTCCTGCACCTAGAGAAGAACAGGCTCAAGCTAATGATTGGGATACCGCTAAAAGTATTCTTAAAAATCCTGATTCAGAAAATAAGGGTCAAGCTGTTAAGGCTGGCGTTGGTGAAATTGCTGACGATATACTTAAAAGCATGTCTGACTACTAAACTGAATTAATCCGTAATCATCAGACTTAAATAAAAAAAAGGAAGTGATTACAATGGCTACACAGTTGACAACTTACGAATCAACAGCTACGAATAAAAGAGATGTAAACGATTTTGTCGTTAATATCAGTCCTTCGGATTCACCAATGTACAGCATGATTGCTGAAACTGGTATGACTTCAAGGAAAAAAGAAAATGTTTATGATACTTATGGTGGGGGTAGCTCCATTAACTCTCTTGCTGAAGGTGATACTTTCACGGATCAAACGATCACAGCGAGAAGCGTTTCTGAAAACTACGCTCAGATTTTCTATAAGGTTATTAATATTTCCGATACTCAAGAGGAAGTTGCTAAATACGGAGGAGTAAAATCTGAAGTAGAGTATCAAGTTAAGAAAAAGTTTGTGGAATTAGCTAAGGATGTGGAATATTCATTCATGATTGGTACTGCAACTGCTGGTGTTACTGGTACTGGTACTGCTAACGCTAGAAAACTGGGTGGTCTTTTAACTAAGATTACAACTAACACAGCTACAGCTTCAGGTGATGCTTCAACAGGTACGGCTTTCGAGGATGAGTTGAATGACTTATTCGAGACAATGTATGGAACTGGAGAAACTCCCGATACAGTACTTTGTGCTGGTGCAAGAAAGAGATATATCTCAGCATTAACAACTAACGTTACCAGAAATGTTGATGCAGAAAAGAAAATGCAGATTAACTCTATAAATGTATACGATTCCGATTTCGGAACTGTAAACATTATCTTGGATAGATATGTTCCTGCAACAAGCCTTTTTGCAATCAAGAAGGAAATGTTCAGAACAGCGTATCTACGAAGATTTAAGAGAGTTCCACTTGCTAAGACTAGCGATTCTACTAGAATGGTAATAGTCGGTGAGCTTACTCTAGACATCCTTCAAGAGGGTGCTGGTGGTCAGATCACATTTAGTTAAAAACTTCTTAACTCCAAGTTTAGCCCCCTGTTTCGGCAGGGGGTTTTTTAATGCCCTCTTGACTTTTATTGGCTAGTCTAGTATTTTGGGATTATGGAAGAAAAATTACCTGAACTTGAAGATGTTGTTGGAGATGCCAAAGAAATAATACAAGAAGAGTTCCGTGACGAGTCAGACGACTACAAGTTCTATAGTATATATAACGACTTCGCTACACTACTTGAACTTATGAATACAACAGGAATGAGCGAATACGATGCTAAGTGTTTCCTAGCTAAAAAGATTATAGAAGAATTTTTAAGCGACCCCGATATTCTAGAAATATATAAAGAGAAACAAAAAGACTATATCCATAGTAAAGGCTGGTCAGCCAATAGAACATTCAGAGAAGAATATTCAATCCCACAAGAAGCTTGGAGCGTATTACCAGTAGAAATTAGGGATAATCAAAAAGTATTGTTGATGTGGCTAAAAGAGAACGCAAGATGTTTGGTGTTTTCATAAAAGAAGGAGTTAAATATGGAAGTAGAAAGAGAAGTAATATTATGCGAGAAAGTTCCAGAATGGTTTACCGTTCATTTGGTATTACCACACTATAACGGAAAGTATGACATTATCAGAGCCGTTATGAGTATTCAGGATAGAACACAATCTGATTTTATATTAACCATAATTGATGATTGTTCAAGTAAAGATGATGTTGGTTATCAGTGGATAAGAGGTTTTGCTAAATCCAAACCTATAAATGTAAATTTCGTATTCAATAAAAAGAATGTAGGCGTAACACCAAACCTTAACTATGGTTTTCAGATGTATCCTGATTTGGATTGCGTAAGATTAGATGCTGATATTGAGATTCAATCAAATGGATGGCTTGGTAAATTAAAAGCTTTTGCTAAGAGTGATAAAAAGATAGGAGTAGTTGCTCCTTTAGTTGTTGATCCTGACTTTGTAACCATAAATTCAATGGGTCAAAGACTAGTAATAAGTCCTGAAGACTCAGAGTTCATTGGTAAGTTCAATTTTGAGGTTTTCGATAGAATGGGTACTCCAAGGTTCGACCTTGAGCCAAAGCCTATTGAGGTTGATTCTGTTTTGGGTTGCTGTGCTTATTACAAGCGTGAAGTAATCGATTTGCTTGGTGGAGTAGATGAAGAGTACTTTGGATGGGTTGAAGACAACGATTTTTGTATTGGTGCTAGATTTAATGGATATGGAATATTTATTCTTCCAGATATAAGTTTTTGCCACCATGAACACGCTAGTAAACGTGGATATGAAGAAAGAAAGAAGATTTTAGAGAAGTCTGAAGCTAGATTCATAGAAAAATGGGGTTTTAGTTTATATGATCCCGTACCGTATTGGGATGATATTGTTAAGTTACATAGCGATAACCAGATTATGTGGAGATACAAAAATGACTCCAAAGTTTAGAAAACCAGCTAATATAAGAAAGTTAAAAGTTTGTGCTTTTATAGTTAACGAAGGGTTTTGTGGACTTTACAGAGTTAGGTTTCCGCTAGAAGCTCTGCAGAACGATGGAATGATTGAATTAAAATGTACAACGCAGGGAAATACTCTTGAGATGTTCGAGCTTTGTGCTTGGGCTGACGTTATTCTTTTTCAATATGCTGTTCCATCGATAATACTTCAAAAGGTTCAAGACTTAATAATTGAAGAAAAGTTACCAAAAATAGTTTTATGTGATTTCGATGATAACCATTTCGAGACAGCACATAGTAATCCTAACTATAAGAATACTGGAACAAAAGATGTCTGGTATGAGAAAAAAGGTAAAAAGACCTATATTTGGAAAGATAAAACTGCTCTTGAAGGTAATCCTGAATCTATAGACTTTGATATTGAAAGAAATAAAAAAGGTCTTGGTGATATGGCTGAAGGTATTATTTGTTCTGATGCTGTAATAGTCTCTACTGATAGATTAAAACATGCTTTATCTAAGTTTAACGATAACATCCATGTTTTAAAGAATTGTATTCAGCCTATAGAAATGCCAGGGTTTAATAACTTTAAGAAAAGAGGCCATAAGGACGAGATAGTTATTGGTTGGCATGGTGGAAGCTCTCATTTTGACGATTTAAAGCGAGTTATTCCTGCTTTTGAAGAGATACAGAGAATATATAAGAAGAAGGTTAAGTTTAGATTTTTTGGTGCTTCTAGTTTTGAGATGATGTTTAAGAATCTTAACTATGAAATAATTCCTTGGATAAAACCTAATTTATTCTTTGATAGATTTAGTCAAAACCTGTTTGATATTGGAATAATACCTTTAGAGAATAATATCTTCAATAAGGCTAAGTCTAATATTAAGTGGCTAGAGATGTCTTTTTATGGAATACCTGTAATATCTGCAAACATTACTCCGTACAAGGATGATATGATTCACAGAGAAACAGGATTGCTGTATGATAGTGTTAAGGATTTAACTTCTAAAATGGTTGAATTGATTGAAGACCCTATACTACGAATGAGTTTAGCTACAAACGCACATAATCACGTTAATTCAACTTATAACGTTAATCTAGAGTCTATTAAGTGGTATAACTTCTTTTCTGATGTTTTAGAGAACAAGTTACTGAGTTATAAAATAAACTAGATTTTGACATATAAAACATTGGTAATATAGAATTGAAATATAATATCAAGGAGTAATATATGACTTTTTCATGGACAAACGCATACGTAAACGAAGCATTAACAAGAGAAACCTTCCTAACTAGCGTTAGAGCTAGGTTCGATGAGGACTCACCAGATTGGATTTCAAACCTACAGATAAACCAGCTTATAGAAGATGGCCTAAGAGATATTTCTAGAAGAACAGGATTGTATAAACAGAGTGCTTTGCAGACAGTAGATGGTTCTGCTTCCTATGTTCTACCTTCAAACTTATCTAAGCTAGATCAAGTTTTATATCAAGATACAGATGGAACTGAAAGGCTTTTGATTAGAAGTAATCCTGATGAGGTTTATTCTAACTACGATTCTACTGTTGCAGATTACTATATCAGATACGGTAACACTATTACGATACTTGGAACTCCTGTTAACGGTAACATTAAAATAACCGGAACTAAGATTCCTGAAGTTCCTGTTGATGATAGTTCTCCTATCGATTTACCAGACCAATACTTAGAATCAATATATTCTTGGGTTGAGTGGAAGTACTGGACTAGACGAAGAGTTCCAGATGAAGCTAAACTTGCTAGAGATTTGTATTTTGAGCTTATTAAGGATATAAGTTTTGATGTTTCTGAAGAATACGAAATAGGGGTAACTATGTATGGTCAATCCTCTTAGTAAAGAACTGTTAGTTTCAAAATTTAATACTGGACTTAACGTAGTTGATAGTTCATTGGATATACAAGACAGTGATTTAACGATAGCTGATAACGTAGAATATCTTGCTGTTGGTGAAGTTAAATCAATAGATGCTCCCACACCAATAGGTAATCATGGATATATATCAGTTTTTGCTGATGCTGGTGGTGGTAAGGTTACTGTAACTAGTACAGATCACGGACTATCTAACGGTGATAATGTTACTATAGAATGGACTACTAGTTATGATGGAAACTATGTTGTTTCTAGTGTAGCTACTGATACATTTGAAATAACTGATACTTTTGTTGCTAACGATGCTACTGGAAGATATAGAAAAAGAATAATCGTAAACAGTGAAGTTTCTACAAAGTTTCTTGGTATAGTTAAATTCAACAGCTTAGTTTATGCTATGGTTTCTAACTATACTGTTGCTAGATTAATGAAGTCTACTGGTGATACTGATGCTACTGGTGATTGGACAGAAGCTAATTCTACAGATTTCGATAAAGATGCGATAACAAGGTTTGATGTTTATGGTGAAAAACTTTGGTTCGTTAATGGAAAGAGTTTATCAATATCTAAATCAATTACAGTATTTACTGATGCAACTGGTGGACAGGTAACTGTTACAAGCGTAGGACACGGATTAATTGAAGGAAACTATATAACAATATCCGGAACTACTAGCTATAACGGTAGTTTTAATATTTCTAATGTTACTACGGATACTTTTGAGATAACAGATACATGGGTTGCTAATGATGCCACTGGTACTATAGCTATGACTCAGACGTTAAATATATTAGATACTAGTGATGTTCTTACTGGTTTTAGTTCTAATAAGCTTCCAGTTGGAATAAATCATATAACTACTCATTTAGAGAGACAGACGGTTTCGTTTAAGAATACTTTTCTTTTATCAATACAGTATCCTGATGGTCTAGAAACTGATTGGGATAACTCAACTGTTTATACTGGTGCTGATACTGCTGGTTTTATTCAGCTTGATAATAATACTGAAGATGAGATAGTTGGTTTAGAGACTTTGTATTCTCAATTAGTTCTATTTAGAAAAAGATCAATACATATAATGACAGGTACAGAGATTCTAACAAGTACGATTACCAAGAAAACTATGTCTAAGAATGGCGTTCTGGCACCTTTAAGTATAGCTAGAGGAGATAATACTGTATATTTCCTAGGGGGAGAGGGAGTTAAAAGTTTAAATACTATAACCGTACAGGGGCAGACAGAGGAACTTGATAGTCTTACTACTTTAACGATAGATAGACCTATTAAGACCTATATAGATGCTATATCTAGGTCAGGCAAACAAAATATGTCAGCTTATGCTTTTAAAGATAAGTACTATTTATCAGATATTACATCTGGAATAATATTTGTTTTGGATGAGATAGCTACTGCTAGGAATCCTAACGGACAACCAGTTTGGAGCAGATGGAATAATCACGATGCTGAAGTTTTTGTTGAATTTAACGATAAACTTATATGTGCTGGTGGTTCTTGTGCTTATTATATGAACGATGATGAAAACGGTGATGTTGATAGTAAAATTAAGACAAAAGGCTATAATGGTGGCGATAATATATTCGTTAAAATATACGAATCGATACTATTTATGTTCAGGACTTTTGCCAAAGAGCAAGCTTATACGATAAAATGGTATTTAGATGGTGCTAGTAATACGTTTAATGCAACAATAGGTTCTAGTAATAATAAATATAACACAGGACTTAAATATAATAATGGTGCTAAGTATAATGAATTTGGTATAAATTTTAAAGAATATAAGAAGAGGAAGCTCATGTCTGGTAAGAATATAGCTTTTTCTGTTGAAGCTTCTGGTAAAAACAGGTTTCAATTAAGCTCATTTGATTTAATATTTGAACAGACAAGACGAGGAGGATAAAATGACTAATGTAGGTGATACTTTTGAAGCGATAGTTGCTGGTGCTGATATAGATGCCGAGGAACATGAAAATAATTACAGTAGAATATCAGACTTTTTCTCAGGTTTAGTAGCAGATGCTAATATAACTCTTACAGGATCTATTACGGGTGAAACTTTATCAGATGGTACTGCTAGTATAACTGGTGGGGTAGGTACTGGTTTTAGTTCTATTACTTCAACACTTTTTACTGGTGCATTAACTGGAAATGTTACAGGTAATGTTTCTGGTTCTTCTGGTTCTTGTAGTGGATTATCTGCTACAGCTACGGCACTAGCTACAGCAAGAAACATTGCTGGAGTGGCTTTTGATGGAACAGCTAATATATCTTTAAACAACAATGCAATAACAAATGGTGCTGGATATACTACGAATGTAGGTGACTTAGTATCTGGTGGAGCGTTAGGCACTCCTAGTTCTGGTACATTAACAAATTGTACATTCCCTACATTAAATCAAAACACAACTGGACAGGCTGGCACAGTAGCTACTATTGCAGGACTAGCTCCAGATACAGC